CGACCCCGACGACGAAACCGCGCAGAAGTAGGTGTAGAGGTAGCCGTAGTTCGGCGACCGCAGCCACCAGACCGCCGCCGTTCCGGTGGCGGAATGTTTATTGGCAACTTTGCTGTTACCCGCCTTGAAGTAATCGTACTGCACCTGACTATTCTGTTCTGCACTGTTGGCATAAGAGCGGGAACCGAACACCTCATACTCGGCCAGCAGGAACAGATAATCCGTGGTAGAGGACACGTTGCTGGCGGTATTGCCGCCGCCCTTATTATCCGTATACTTCGTGCAGGACTTCATCACTGCCCGCAGATCAGAGGGAAGTGCGGCCATCAGCGTGTTCGCGGTCGGGCTGGTGGGAGAGCTTGCGCTCCCCAGTACCTTGCTTCGTATCTGACTGCTCCCCCAGCCGCCAGAGTTCGTGTTACTGGTGTTCATCGTGAACGCACCAGACGTAGAAGTCGTGCTGCCGTAGCTGCTATCCACCAGACCAACAAACTTGCCGCTGATCTTACCCAACAGGAAGTGGATACGGTTGCTGCCCTCCTTGCCGGAATTGTGGTTGAAACCGATGATAAAGGCATCAACTTTCAAGCTGGAGATCGTAGTCGCACCCACCTTGCCATTGATGGTCACGGACTTCGTGGCACCAACAGACCAGTAGTTTGCACCCTGCCCAGCATCGCTGACGGCCTTGATGACTGCCCAACTGTTGCTGCTGAGCGTTTTGGACACCAGCGTAACGGCCACCGTGAACGTCTTGCTGGACGGTGCAGTATGGTTGGTGTCTGCACCCACACTGACCGTAATAGTAGCACTGCCGGTCGCCTTTGCCGTCACCGTAATGGTGGTGCCGGAAACGCTCACCGTTGCAATGTTCGTATTGCCAGAGGATGCAGTCACCGTACCGCTGCCCGGCCGTGTGACAGTGATGGTGCCAGAGGTTTTCGGGTAGGTCAGGCTCAGACTGCTTGCGGACAGCGTAATACTGCCGGTCGCCTTGCCGATCGTCCACGAAGCGCTCTTGGCCGTAGTCGTCCCATCCGACCACTTATAATTGGAAGTCGGGGTAAAGGTGGCGCTGTAGCTGCCAGCGTTGGTTGCGCTGCTCGTGCCGCCGATCGTCAGCTGAGAACTGTTATAGTTGCTCCACGACGGGGACTGCGCCGAGCCATTATAGGTCACGCTGCCGGTCTGTGCCGGCACATTCTTGACCTCGGCCCGGCCGATCGTCCACGACACACTCTTGGCTTCCTGCGTGCCGTCCGTCCAGACATACTTGCCGATGGGCGTAAACGTGGCCGTATAGGTGCCAGCATTGATGCCGGAGGTCACGCCCCCGATCGTCATCATGCTGCTGTCATAGCCTTTCCATGTGGGACTCTGGGTGGAGCCGGTATAGGTCAGGCTCCCGCTCTGGGTAGGCACGGCCTGAATCGTCAGGGTCAGCACAGAAAGCGCATCAATGGCTTCCTGCACATTCGCCGCCGAGATGCCGGACTTGCTGTTGTCGTAGGAAATATCTGCCGCAGTGCCGCCGGACGAACCGCCGCCACCGCCAGCATTAAAAGGACCCCATGCCATAAGATTAACCCTCCTTTGCCGCTGTTGCGGCCGTGATGATGTGGTACTGCGCCGAAATCGCAGCTGTGGGCACCGATGCCGCACGAAGCCGGAGGATGCCGGCACGGCTTTCGGTCGCAACAAAATTTGCCGCTCGTGCAACTGCGCTGCTGGCCGGGGCAACATCCACCGCCACATAGTCAGCCGCCGTTAAGCCGCTGATTGCAATGTCGATGTAGTTCGTATAGCCGGGAACACTGCTGTCAGTTTTCCAGCCAGTTGCAGGGATAGAAAAAGAAACGAACTCCGTTTTATCCGCTTTTACTCCATCCATTTCATCCAAAGCAGCGGCCGCGGCATCAGCCACCTGTGCCGCCCGATCTTTTGACTTCTGGGACACCGCCCGAAGCTGGGAAAGGGTCGTGAGCTTTTCGCTCAATAGGATCACCTCGTATAATAAAATAGTAGTATTTATAGACCGCTCTCCAGCGGAATGCTACAATAAGTTCAGGATGCTGTGGATTGGTATGTATCACCTACCGCAAAGACGGTTTTCGAGAGGCTCCAACCACAGCTTCTTTGTTGAAATGTTAATCAGTTAGATACCGCCAGACGGTTTATTTAGAACGAGGTTACAAGAGCAAAGAAGTCTGTGGTCCTGAACAGCATCGAAATAAATACGCCGGAGGTATCAAAATGGTTTGTGTTGGAATTGACGTTGCCAAGGATAAGCACGACTGCTGTATTCTCGACTCGGACGGAACGATTCGTGCCGACTGCATTACCATCCCCAATAACATGGATGGCTTCAAGCAGCTGCTTCAGACGATTCGAGACTGTACCAAAAAGTCAGACAAAATAAAAGTAGGACTTGAGGCTACCGGACATTACAGCTACAATATTCTTGGGTTCCTTCTTGACAACGGTCTGCCAACTTATGTCATTAACCCTTTGCACACCAACCTGTACCGAAAAAGTCTCAGCCTTCGCAAAACCAAAACCGATCGTGTGGATGCAAGAACGATTGCAACTATGCTATTGTCCGATGTAGACCTCAAGTCCTACACGGATATAGCATACCATAACGAAGAGCTAAAGTCACTAACAAGATACCGATTTGATAAAGTTCAGGAATGCGCTAAACTAAAGCAATCGGTGTCCAGATTGGCTACGATTCTGTTTCCCGAATTGGAAGGGCTTGTTTCGTCTATCCATGGCACTTCAATCTACGCACTTCTCAGCGAATATCCCGGTGCAAAGCAAATTTCAGAAGTCCATCTTACCAAGCTGACAAACCTTCTTACAACAGCGTCCAAAGGACGCTACGGAAAAGAGAAAGCCATCCAGATTCGAGAGGCAGCCAGAGCTTCTATTGGCTCTGTCATGCCTGCCAAATCTTTGGAATTGAAGCATACCATTAAACTCATTCAAGAACTTGCCTCCGAGATCGACGAAATTGAAGATTCTATTCAGAAAATCATAGATGAGCTCAATCCACCAATTCTCTCGATTCCCGGCATGGGAGTAAACTCCGCTGCTGTGATCCTTGCAGAAATCGGGGATTTCTCCAATTTCAGTTCTCCTGACAAAATTCTTGCTTACGCTGGCTGCTCTCCATCTACATACCAGTCCGGAAAACTCACGAACTGCTATGCTCACATGGAAAAACGTGGCTCCCGCTACCTGCGACATGCCCTTTACAACGCAACCAAGTACGTCTGCTACTGGAATCCTGTCTTTGCTGAATACCTTGCCAAAAAACGTGCCGAAGGAAAACACTACAATGTTGCCCTGTCCCATGCCATGAAGAAACTCGTGCGGCTGATCTACGCTTTGCAGAAGTCTGGAAAAACATATCTTACAGCTGCATGATTTTCTCCTGAGCCTGAGCTAATTCCAACAGAAACTTAGCTGGCGCAGCGAACCCTTGACGAACCGAAGCATTCAAATGCTATTCTGTTTCTGCGAGGGTTGGCCGGGCTTGCTTTGCTGTTCTCTCCGTCGCCCTCGCTGTTCCAAGACCAGCATTTGAATGCTGTTTGTCAGGGGCAGCGGTCGGTTGGCGGATTTTTTCATTTTGGGGCTTGACTTTTAATAGTTAGTCTCCCGTAATTAAGCGCATGCGCCAAATCTTTCGTAGATTGCGAGGACTGCGAACTCACGGTAGACTGCAGTTTGGATGCGGCATTGCGATCAGACACTTGGAACGTGTAGCTTTGTCGGTTTTCCTGTTTTACAGTGATGTTTTTGGTGTTCGTAGTTTGAGCAATCGGCCGCTGTGATGCCGTTGTTGTAGACACCGGCCTTCCTCCCGAAATAAATGCACTGGCAGCATTTCTACTTGTGGCAGTGCTCCCAGAGGAAGTCTGCGTCCCTGTCGGTGATTTACCATTGCTTGTGCGGCCGCTGCCACCAGAGGATTTTCCGCCTCCCATGCCTCTAAAACCAGGCGAATTCTTATCAGGACCGTCCCCACCATCAGAATCATCGACATCACCGCCATTTCCACCGGCAAAGAAATTTTTTACGCCGTTCCACAGGTTCTTAGCCCAGGTGATTTTATCGCCGAACCAGTCAAAGAATCCTTTCAGCCAATCCCAAATTGCCTGTGCGCTTTCTTTCAGTGGCTCCCATGTTTCGCCAAAAGCAGCGCGTCCCAAACCATTCAGAATATCGAGGAAATCTTGCCACAGTTCCTTACAGCCTGTCAGGAATTGCGTCCAATCACCGGTCTGAAAGCCGGTAATCAAGCCAGCCAGAAGGTCGAATAGGTGCCCGCCCAGTGTGATGATGTCTGCGGTCAGGTCAACCAGTCCTTGCCAAAGGGCTTGCAGAACAACTAAAATCGCACCTTTGTGTTCCTCCCAGAACTGACCCAGCGAATCAAGAGCGTCTCGGCCAAATTGCTTTGCCCCCTCGAAGAACGCACTGATTTTCTCTCTCAATGCGTCAACGTCAACACCAGCCTCGCTCAGGAGCCGCCCAAAGACGCTATCGCCACCCTGCAGGAAAGTAAAAACATCTTCCAGCACAAGGAACAGTAAGAGCCATTTTGCGGCCGCAAGGGCAGTTTGCAGATTAAATCCTTGCAGGAGTTTCACTGCGCCCGCTAGGAAAGACAGAATCTTGTTTCCGTTGGTTGCAAGGAACAGAGCTGCGGCGACCATCGCAATCAGCTTCAACAACTGTTCTACGCCGCCAAGTTTCTCGGAAATGCTTTTCAGCCACGAAGTCAGCCGCTGTGCCTTTCCCATCAGGAAATCGCTTATGGTTTTTATTGCTTTGCCAATACTGGTTGCGATGCCAAGCATGTCATCCGCGCCTGCAAGCCAAAGTCCCCACTGATTCCTGACATAAGTAAGAGCGTCCCCGATGCCGAAACCGAGTTCATCAAAGTTCT